GAACAGCAGTAGCTGGAACTATCATTATTCCACTATTTTGTTGAAAATAATAAACTGGATGCCTTGCCGTTGCGTAATGCAAACTTGTAGAATCAGCCACCCACTTTGCTTGAGATAATGGAACCCTTTTACAAGAATATCCATCTCTCTGAACATCTACAATAGAATCATTATTAGCTGCTGTCATAGCACTTCCATCGTTAGAACTACCAGCTCTAGCAACCATATTCTCTAATAAATGCTTTGGTAGACTTGCAGTAACAAACCTTTGACCGTCTTCTATCACATGAGAACTTAGAGAAGATTCCCCAGTGATGTCTTTAATACTTTGTGTTATTTCTGTTGTTGCCATATTTCCTTTTCATAGAGAGGGGCTAAAAAGCCCCCCTCTAATATCATTATACTGAGCTATTACCTCTCAGATTTCAGATTATTGTTTCTTTATAACTAATGCAGATACAGTTGCTGAAGCTAAGTCAACAGCTCCTCCAGTATTATTTGCAAGAATAGCTGTGACTGTGTCAGCCGCTGTTACTTGAGCATTTAATACTAAATCAGCTGCATCTACTGATGAACTTACCAAAACAAAATCACCGAGGGATGCCCCTAAAACAGTAATTTCTTTTGCTTCTTCGTCACCATCAGCTATTGAACCAGCGTCCCAAGTTGCTGAACCAGTATAAGATTCAGAAAAGTTATCGAGACTGTTTCCTTCTGCATTTGAGCCATATCTAGGTATCGCCATGATTTAACCTCCTATTTCCAGACCGCATGGGCTTCTGGCATCTGCCATTCCATACCGGCCTCGGTTTGAATTAAATCAACTCTTCGGTCAACACCACTGTTTTCAAGAGTTTGAACTCCTACATAAACTGCAGTATCACGATTCAGTCCATTACCTACTAATGGTCTGTATGCACAATACTTCATGTTCACTGCAAGAATCTTGATTTCAGTTCCATCTAAGTGAATATTACGAGCCAAATTCATAACTCCATAAGGAGTATAAACTTGAGTAATGTTTACACCATAGACATTCTTCTTACCACCAATACTGAACTCTGATGTAGCTGCAAAAGAATTTTGGCTACCAAGGTCAGTCTTTTTCATGTTAGCATTAACGTAACCACCAAGTTTATGGAACCAATTATATACATCAGTTGATACCAAGAACAATGTAGCATTAGAGTTATTGTAACGTGGGTCTAAGAATTGAGACATGTCATCAAGAAAGTCATCTTGTGATTTTGTTGAACCAATAGTGCTACCTGTGAAGATATTACCATAGTTAACACAAAAATCAACAGCTCCTTGAGTGTATTGAACTCCATCACTTGCAGTAGATTGAGAGCCAAACAATAATGATTGCTCAATATCGAATTTATGCTCTATCAGCTTTTCACGCCAGATTCTTGCAAACTCATTCGGTTCATACTTTAGGACGGTTGCACGAGTCGTGTTATCCATCGCCATAGCTGTTTTCCAAATTTGAGTTAGTCCAAAACCTGTGGAGAAAGGTTGGTCTTTCCATGTGTCAGGATAACCAGTTCCTTGCCCGTGAGCTGAACCTACAACGTAACAACGCTTTGGTTCTAAATCCGTAGCGATTGTTTTATTGTAAACAGTTGAAACTGCAGCACTTGCGCTTTCCCACATTAGATCAACAGCGCTTGAAGTACCTTTCACAATCTCACATTGAAGTATTTGATGTGTGGTTGATACTGCAGTTACTGATTTAATCTTAGCGAGTAAGTATCCAGTTGGTGTTGTAAAAGCACTACCTTCATCTTCTCCCCTGTAATTAATTTTAATTACTTGGTCATTGAGAAAGAATTGTGGTGCTGTGTTAGCATCTCCAACTGCTACTGCTCCTGTTGATTGACCAGAAATACTAGTCATGTTACCTTTGTTCTCATAGTCCGTACCCATTTTAAAATAATAGGTGTCACCTGCGTCTACTGCACCAGCGGCTATTGTTGCATCGCCAGTAGTAGCTACAGAAGAACTTGCACCATGAGCTGTCGAATAAGCGTATCGCTTATGAAACGAACCCCTACGTTCGGTAAACTTAAACTCAGGGTCATCTGTAGGCTTCTTTGCAACTTTAGATACAAATCGAAAGAAAGGGTCTTGAGCTATTGCTAGTTCAGAAACTCTATCCCCAAAATTGTACTTACGTCTAAGGTCGCCAGTAAGCTTACCAGAACCAGCATTCCACGAATCCGGCCCTGCGCCATATGTTTCCATTCCAAAAACATCAGCCATTTTGAGCTCCTTTTTTTAAGGATTAATTGCGCTCGATATTAAATACCAAACGCTTCTTCTAGTTCATTGGTCGAACCCAGAATAGCGTCAAAGACTGTATCGTCAGGAGATTGTTCAGTTTCTACACTGCCTTGCGTTGCTAAAGTACCCGGTTGTTCTTGAACTTCACGCATCTTTTCGTGAACCTCATTCCTAGTATTATCTGCAACTGCCTGCTCTCTTCCTTCACGATTCATTAAATAGTAAATATCCTCAAGGTCTAATGATTTAGATTTTGCAAATTCAACAAAGTCATCCCATTCTTCTTGCGACATATCATGTTGCTTACGAAAAGTAGTTTCTTTTGCCAGTTTTACATTTTCTTGTCTTTGACCTTGCAAAGCCGTATCTAACCTTTTTTGGACAATACCATCAATGGTAGCTCCAAATAGCTTTGCTGAATCAGATTCAGGATTAGAGAAAGCATCATCAGCATCGAACTCAAAGTCCTCTCCTAATTGTAGTCTTTCTTGCATAGTCTGTGGGGTTTGACCACCACCCTCAAAATAGTTTCTCACATGAGCTACTAAATTGGGGTCTTCTCGCATAGCATCCAGTATAGGCATATAAGGTTCAATTTCGGAAAGTTTTCCGTTTAACCTTTTTGCTTCTCTACTTGAATCACTATACCTTTTTTGTAAAGTATCCACTTGTGATACTTGTTCCTGAACTTCATCATTAGGGCTCGCCTGCGTGTTATCGCTTTGTGTCGAGGTTGGTTGTGAAGGTTCGTCTATCATGCCACCTTGGACTTGGTTATCTAGTTCTCCGAAAAAATCACTAGACGACATTCCCATTACGGCATCTTGTACGTTGTTACTTTCGGGGGCCTCCACGGCGTTACCTACTTGTTCTGACATACTAATCTCCTTTTTAGAGTTTTATTAATTTATGAATAACAGTCAAATTTTCAAACTATTTAATTGCTACACATGTTTTAACTTTCATGTTCCAAACATAACCTTTTTTACATTTTCTGCGACCACCTTTTTCAGGGTGTTCTTTGTTATGTTGAGATTTTGAAATCTTTTCAAGATTAGAAGAGTTATTATTCTTTTTATTACCATCTTTATGATGAACTACTTCTCCAGCTTTCGCATTTGTTTTGTTTCTATAATGAGTTTGGCTACTTCCATCTTTCCATCTCCCATTACTAGAGCCACCCCTAGCCATATTGGGATATTTACTCTTTGTCCACCGAGCCATCTTTATCCTTTAATTTTTCTTTAGAAGCTTCGTATTCTCTCTTCATATCTTTTCTCATACTTTCAAATTCGCTTCTTAACATACCTCTTAATAATTTTTGTTCAGCTTCTGTCTCTAATAAATCTTTTCTAGTTTCTACAGCTGCTTTATCAACTTGTCCTTTTATACCAGCTTGAACTAATTGTCTTTTAAGAGTTTCATTTTCACCAGTTAAATCTTTTAATTGTCCTTCCATTCCTTGAACTTGAGATTGTAATTGTGAATAAACAGATTTTCTTTTAAGTAATTGTTTCTTATTTCTTATATCAGTTTCAGATACCATAGCTATATCATCAATCAATCCTGCTTGAAACCATTTGAAATATTCCTCTAGTAATGCCCATCTATTTACTGGCATTGTAGCCCCCGCTACAACTCGAACATCGAATCTTGCAGTTGCATAATCTTTAAACCTAGATATTGCTTTTCCATAGTCATTGTAAATAGGAATGTTAATTCTAACTTCTTTTTCTTGCTCTTGAGGAGTTTGACCTGCTTCAGGTTGAACAATTCTAAATACCTTTTCTATTGTATAATGTCTTTGAGCTCTCATTTGGAAACATCTTCCAAGATGCTCTAAGGCTGGTTCAACAACACTTCCCATCCAAGCTTTTAATCTACGAGTACCAAATTCGTCATTAGCAAGCAATCCCCTATATGTCTCATTTTGCTCTTGAGTAAATCCCATCATAGCTGAAGGAACTCCACTAATATATTCAGCATCAGACTTACCCTCCTGAACTACAGAATAAAATGCATTATTAATTGGAGCTGGTAAAACTGGAGTCGGAGGAGTAAATCCCTGTCTATATTTTAATAAAGCTCCCGGTGACGAAGAATAAGCTTCCCATTCATCTTCTGGGACTGAACCTTCTTCATACATCCACCTAAGATTAGAAGCTAGGTTTGCATTATGAAGCATTATTTGATGAGCTTTGTTTATTTCTTGTTGTTTTCCTATTAATGGAGTAACTGCACTCATTGGATATGGAGTACCAGTATACATATATGGAATAGGAATAATGGGATATTCTTGCATTGGTAATGTATATTCATATAAAAATACATCATCCCCGACACTGCAAGTTTGTATTATTCTATTCTCATAAAACTTTACTTTGTCTACAATATTCTTTTTAGCTTTCGAGTTTGATAAGATATTGAAATCTTTTTCAGTCATTACTTGCTGAGTAACTTTTGTAGCAGCGTCTTGAAGTTCAGCGGTCATAACTTGTTTTTGTTCTTCTATGGCTTGTTGAGCTTGTTCACGACCTCTATCTATTTCTAACTTAGCTCTTTCAGGAATTATTTCGCCATTTTCTAGAGATTGTTGAATCTTTATTTCTTTTTCTATAAGACCTACTTCTATTTCTTTTTCAAAGTCTTCTAACTTTTTCTTTACTTCTTCTTGTATGACTTCCATTTCAGCTGGAGTAGGCATTATTTTTATCCACACATTGTAATATGGAAATTTTTTCTTAGAATAAGTTTCGTAGTATGGGATTAAATCATCATCTTCAGCATCTATATTAAGACCCATTGTAATATCTTCTGGTTGAGTACTTCCACCTTCGTAACTATCTCTCTGAGAATAAGATACTACATCAGTGCTTTTTGTACACTTTTTAATCTTTGATTCAAATTGAGGTAGCATATTAATAAGCCTTTGCCTTGCAATGACTTTCCTAACTTGTATAAAAGAAGCGTCTCTAAATAAGAAATCTCTAGAAGCTGGGTCAACATAAACATCATAAGGGTCAAGTCGATTAAACCTAACTTCCCCCATTCCTCTATCAGCGTCTTTATCTACATCTACAAAGAAATATCCTATTCCTTTTGTTAAAGCGTCTAAGGCAATTTGACTATATAATGATTTTCCATTAGATAGATACCAACAATAATCTGCAATATCCGAATGAACTTGAGCTGCATCTACATCGTCTCCAGTAGCTCCAACTGCTTTCCACTTAGGATTATTAGCAGTTACAAAGTATTTCATTATTTCTATAATAGGAGTTACCCTATTTATAGTAAAGGTAGGCATGCCAGATTCTTCTAACTGGTCTTTTTCTTCCTTAGTTAGCTGCTCGTCTAAATAAAAATCATATCCTTTTTGACTAAGGCTTTGCCACCTTTGTCTATGAGAGTTATTCGCTCTCTCCCATAATTGCTTATTTACCTGAGCTTTATTTTTCTTAGTTTGCCTCGCCACTATCTTCTAATATCAGGTTTCTTTAATGCTTTATTAGCAGCTTTAGTACCAACTGCACAAAGCTTAGCTGCAGCCGCCCTACTTAAACCTCTTTTTCTTGCCTTATCGTAACAACCTTCAGCTGACTTAGCCCATTTTCTTGTTTTTTGACCAAGTTTAAAAGGGTCAGTAACCGTTTCTGCGGCCTTAGCTACTCCTTTAGCAACTTTCTTAACGCCTCTTACTAACTTCTTTCTTCTCTTAGCTGAAGCTTCAACTGATTCATCACTTCTGAATTTATATTTTCTATTTGCCATTTTAATCTCTTAGTTCGACATGCACTAAATCATCGAATCGATTATCCTTGATTTCACCATCACTATCCCAGTCTCCGCCCCAACGAATTTTCAATCCTAGTTGATGTCCAATTCCTCTTAGCATTCCACCCATATAATGAAACCTTTCTCTATCTTCCCAGTCTATCGGGTAAGGAGCGAGATCAACAGCTTTTCCTTCCATGTGTTTGGAATACTTTACTTTAGTTTTCCCTTGCGCTAACAATTCCTGCTGCCGCTCCTTACTCCGAAGTCCTTCGATAATAGTCACATCCATTATCTTAATAAGTTTATTTAATACGTTAACCAATCTAGGGTCAACGCCTTTCATTCGTTCTTTTGAACGTTTACCAAATCTAGGCATCTAACCTCCCATTTGCCTCCTCATTGACCTTTGAGAAGATTCTGATTTGTTATTTTTTACTTTTTTTTTGCACTACAAGCATACGAACGCCCTTGCCAAGTAAAGCTACCACCTTTACCTCCAGAACAAGCAGCTGCGTAAGCTTTTCTAAATGAACCAGCGGCTTTAGAATCTTTCTTATACTTGACGTATGTTCCGCCTTTAGTATGAACTGCAGATTTAGCTCCTCTAGAAACTGTTCCAGTTTTTCCTAAACCCGGCATAGATTTATTCTTTACTTTTCTTGCTTTTTGAGTATATGATTTTGAAGTTACAGTACCAGATTTCTTAGCTCCTACTCTGTCAACTTTTCCTTTTTTAGCAAGTTTTCTTAATCTTCGATTAGCTTGCCATTCTTTTAGTATTCCCATACCTATTCCTTTTATTTTATGCTACAAGCCAACTTTTTGCTTTCTTAATAGGCTTGAACCATCGTTTTTGCTTTTCATCCTTTTTCATATTAGGTGGAAAAGCGTGTATTTGTGCGTAATAAAGGCTCTCTATTGTGTCATCATGAGCCATTTTCGGGCCGAAAGTAAGAATTTCGTTGATTAAATCAAACATATTTTTCCTCAAATGCACTGTTCCGGTGCTAAAACGAGCAGAAAGTCCACTATAAATACGATTTCGCTTCTGAGTTCCGCCAGGTTTTTCAGGAATTACTGAAATATGGAACTTATTTAGCCTTCTTCTTTCATCATTTAAGGCTTGAAAGATACTTCTATTCATAGCAACGTCTTCTACAGTGGATGATATACAATTATATTTTTCATGTAATTCTAGGATTATATCCACAACTCCTTTCTTTCCAAGTATCTCACCAGTCGAAGGACTTTTTGAACCGATTGTAGGAACGCTTCGATGTCTTTCATATTCTAATACATATAGTTCATTATTAGCATCAATAGCAATTACAGTTATTACTGAGAAATCACTATGCTTTGTATCAATATCCGTAGCTGGGTCACATCCTATAAACGTATTAACTGGTATATCTTCACCATCTTTTACTATATAATTATTTCCATCTTCATGCTTGTAGAACCCATCCCAATAGCTAATATGGTCTCTTCTCCATATAGCATCCTCTTCACTCATTACCTCCATCATATATTCTTGATAGAATTTTTGAGGTTGACCAGAATCTATATAGAATTTTTTCTTTTCTTTTAATTTCGAGACTGGAAAAAACGATTGCCATAATGGAGTATCTTCATCCAATAATGCTTTATAAGTAATAACCCTCCACGAAAAATCTTTTCCATCTTTTTGAGAACGTGCGTAGTTATTAATAAGATTGTTAATGAAAGAGTCATAATGTACGGGAGTACCATTAACACGCAACCGACCAGTATGAGGCTCAATAGCAGGATATACCACAGCGGTAACCAGATTAGCATTCTTATCCCTAGCTTCTTTCGTGATGGTATTTGCTTCGTGCTCGAAGTCGTCAAGAACGATAAGGTCGTACCTTTTGTGTAATTTTGCCCCTCCTCTAATTCCCGCAACATTACTTTTACTAATGAGTTTACATCCATTTACTAGTTCTATATCCTCTTCAGTCCATTTTCTTCCTTTAAGATTTCCAAAATAATATTTTATTCTATCATTAAACTCCATATGATGTTTAATGTAGTCCATATTGCCAACACTAAGCTTTTGTGTAGCAGAAACCCAAGCATAAAATAAAAAATTATCTTTTGTTGCAAATACGAAATT